TGTGGTAGTCCACGCCGCTGTTTGGCTTCGTCGTGTCGGTGTCAGGCGTCCATGTGTGGGTCATTGTTGCTCCTTTCTTCAAAATCGTGGCAATATTCGGGCGGATTTATGTATCCTTCGTCTTTGTCACCGCTCTGGCAGATATAGTGATATCCGGATTCTGACGCCCCAAATTTTTGCTTTAAGAATACGCACCGGTCGCAAAGGCAAGGTTTGCTGCGGTTGAGCCGCCGCTTGAAATATTCAATTGGGTTGCCATCGCTAAGAACAAACCAGATGAAAATCCCTGCAAGTGTTGCCATGAACAGCGTGCTTGCAACTTCAAATAGCATATCAAGCATTTTACTCCTCCATTTCTTCAATCTCGATTTCTACCCTCGGATTCTTTCGGTCAAGCTCCACCCTGCTGCCATCGTGTGCGGCAACGATCTTGCTGTTGTCGTCCTCCAGAACGCGGGCTTTCACCAGAATGTCTGTTGTGGCCTCGATGAGGTTTGCCAGATCGACCCGGCGGGCGGTCTTCATGTAGTACACGCACCTCACGTTCACGCGGGCAGAGATAGGGCTGCGCGGCCTTTTGATTTGCCGCAGGCAGTCCGTCTCATAATCCGCGTAGGCCTTGCTAGGGGCCACAAAGCGCCCGCCTGAGTGGCTTTTGAGGATGCGGGCAGAGTTTTTTTTGGTGCGTGGGTCGCCGTAGAGGGTCAGCTTCATGATACGTGCTCCTTCAGCCACTCGATGCTCATGTCGTGGTCGATAAACATGAGCGTCAGCCAGCGGTCGCAGGCAAGCCCCATGTAGGTATAAATCAGCTCCATGTCATCCTCTGAAAAATCGGTATCCAGAAAAGCATTGATGCCGTCTCTCATATATTTGTGGAACTTTCGATTTCTCCACTCCTGTGAATATGGTGCGGTTTTAAATGCCGCCCGTGAAAGCCACTCCAGCACTTTGGCCTTGATGGCATCTTCCGTTCCGATGTTTTCCAGAATAATATACTGGTTTGTTCTCGGATGGACAATAAGCTCGTTCCGGTCAGTAATATAACTTCCCGGAAAGCACCTCTGGAGCTTGGCAATTGATTTTTTAATGTCGGTCATTTTTTATCATCCCTTCCATTGCCAGCTGCTCGCACTGCTTTTCAGCTTCACGGCGCTGCTGGTCATACTCAAACAGCATATCTGCATACTCATTGCCCACCCGGCGGATGGCCGTTTCCAACATCTCCGTCACAAGGTCGTGGTACTTGTCCGCGCCCTTGCGGCTGTTCCTGGCAGCTTCCCGGGCTTCCCACAGGTCGGTGAGCTTGTCCCGCCTGTCGGCGGTAATCTCGCCATAGCCGTAGGCATCCTGGATCTGCTCCATGCTTTCCCAGCCTTCCAGCTCAGCAAATGGGTCAGCTTCAGCCTTTGCCATGCTGCGGGCTTTGGTCTTTTTCTTGACGTACCTGGCCAGACCGTCCTGCATCACGGCGCGGGCATCGTCCATCGCCTTGCGGATGGCCTTGACTTCCCGCTCTCTTTTGAGCTGGTCGGGCTGGCTGGCCCACTCGGCCATCAGCTCGGATTTCGTTTTCGCCTTCATGTTCTTCCTCCGTTCTCACAGCTTCCCGAATGCGCAGTCTGGCAAGCTCAGCTTTCGCATACCACAGCTGCCAGTTGCCAAACCATCCCTTGTGGAGCAGTTTCCCGCCGTAATAAACAAGTTCCTGCCCCATCAGGTGGTCGAGAGAGACGATGTAAGCGCCGGGCTTGTACCTCATTTGCTCACCCCCATTGTTCGGACATGGCCTTTGCAACGCCCGGCGCGGTTTTGCTTCTGGCTTTTGCCCGGCCCTCTTGACCGTTGTGCGTGTTGCGTATGCCTTCGCACCAGCTGATTTTCTTGCGCTTTTTCCCATTTGAGACGTACACGGGCTCTGGCGGCGGAAAGTTGTTTTTCCGTTCCAGAGGCAGCAGGTTTTTCAGCCAAAGGCAAGTGCGCTTTGTGTGATAGTTTTCCGTGTCTGCTTTGCTTTCGGCAAAGTAGTACGGATGAATGACCTGATCGGCTTTCCTGTACGCTGTATTCATAATACCCACAGGGTTCTCGACTGCAATCTTGGGGACATCAGCCAGCATGAGCTGCATAAAGAAAATTGCGGCTTTTACACGCTCTGCCCACCGGGCAACAACCTTTTCAGCCGGGTTTACCCGCAAGCTGAAAGAGCGTGTTGCTGCATTGCTCAGGTATGTGCAAGGCGGGTGTGCAATGAGCAAATCCCACTTGCCAACGTCATGCGTTACGCCGTCCATTGTCACGACTTGCCCCCCCTCCAGAGCCTTGAGCGCATCTCCAAGAATATGCCACTCAGGATGCCCGCCAGACGGCTCCTGTACATCGCACGAGTAGGCTTCGTGGCCTTTTGCCCGAAACGCCTTGCACACCTCCTGCGATTCCTCACAGGCAATCAGCACTTTCACCGTTTTCTTCCTCCCATCCAAAATTCCTGATTGAATGCGTTCTTGCTGATGCACTCCGCCGCATTCTTGGTTTTCGTGTATGCACGTTGCTCCTTCAGCTGACGCTTGTACTCGGCGTACTTCGGGCAACTGTCGTGACAGATCGGGTGCCGGTCGGGGCAGTCTTTGCAGGGTTCAAGTTTTACCATCGGTCTGTACCCCGCTGTTTTCCTTGAGCATGTAACCAATGCGGGTCAGTATGGTATCCAGCACCTGAACCGTTTGCTCTGCCCTGATTGCGTACGAGTACCCCCAATTTCCGCTCCCGGCCAGCCCATCTTTCCAGTCGGTCAGGTACTTTTTCATAGATTTTGCGTCAATCACAGGCACTGCCGGTTCATCTTCCAGCACATCCATCGCGTCCATAATCTGACACGC